CTAGAAGAATACTACAAATTAGCAAATGCAACTAACGCAGTTAATATTGACTTTAGTGGCGGAGCTAATGGTGGTGTAGCAGATGGTAAAGTAATGAAAGTAGCTGGAATTGAATTAATTCCAACTGCTCACTTTATATCTGGAAACATCAACTCTGGTGTAGATCAAGGAGATGCAACACAAGGTACAGTTCACCCGCAAGCGGTTAACGTATCTAATTACGTTGCTATGGTTTGTCACCCGAGCGCAGCTGGAACTGTAAAATTAATGGATCTTGCAACTGAGATGGAATACGACATCAGAAGACAAGGTACTTTAATGGTAGCTAAGTACGCTATGGGACATGGCGTTCTAAGACCAGAAGCAGCAGTAGGTATCAGAGAAGCGTAATTTTATATTACGTTTTTACTTTTGGGAGGCGATTAAGTTCGCCTCTCAATTAATTAAAATTTAAAAAAAAAATATATGGCTACACAAATAACAAATACAAGTGAATTACAAGCTATTAATACAATTTTAAGTATTATTGGTGAAGCACCTGTATCTTCTATTACAACTAATATTGGATCAGATGTTTCTATAGCAAAACAAATATTAGATGAAAGTTCTGTATCTGTGCAAAGTAAAGGTTGGAATTTTAATACAGAAGAAAGTTATTCTTTAGCTTTAGATAGTAATAGTAAAGTTCCGGTGCCATCAAATTGTGTTTGGTTAACAACAAGACCAGCAGACTCAACTTTAAAAGTAATAATAAGAAACGGATTTTTATATAACAAAGAAACTCACACAGATATATTTGATGCAGCTGTACTTGTAGATATGATTATTTTACTTCCATTTACAGAATTACCAGAATTTGTAAGAAGATATGTGGTAACTGTAGCTGGTCGTAGATTTCAAGCAAGATATTTAGGTTCAAAAGAATTAGCTGGTTTTAGTGAACAAGATGAATTAGCAGCACTTACTACTTGCGAACAATTAGATGCAGCTAACGAAAAACAAAATATTCTAAAAGGAGACGTAGCAAATCGTATTATATTTAGAAACAATCATAGAAGGTTTTACTAATGACAGTAATATCAACGTCTATTCCAAATTTAGTTAATGGAATATCGCAGCAAAATCCTACGCAAAGAAATATTACTCAAGCAGAAGCTCAAGTAAATGCGCAAAGTTCAATTGTTAAAGGTTTAACTAAAAGACCACCTTTAGAATTTATAGCTAATATTTCAGCAAACCAAGCGTATTCAACTAATACAGCAGTTCATCCATTTATAAGAGACGGTAATAATCAATATATGATTACTGTTTATAATGGAGGAATTAAAGTATTTAATCTTAGTGGAAGTGAGCAAACTACAACTATTTCATCTGGCTCTAGCTATTTAGCATCCACAAATCCCAAAGAAGACTTTAAATTTGTTAGTGTTGGTGATTATACATTTATTTTAAATAAATCTAAAGTACCAGCAATGACTGCTACAACTACAACTGCTAAAGTTAATGAAGCTTTAGTTTCATTTAAAAATGCAAATTACGGTAGAACTTATAGTATTACATTAAGTCATCCAAGTATGAATAGTGGTAACCCAATTACAAGTTCATTTAAAATGCCACCAGGAGATAATGTAGCAACTCAAGGTGGACTTAGAGATACAGCTTTAATTGCAACAGCAGTTCGAACTCATAGTGGTGGTTCGCCAGGAACTACAAGTGGTACTGCATTAAATGCATCACCAATATCAAGTTATTTTACAGTTACTCAATATGACTCTGTATTACATATTAAACCTACAGATAATAATGCTAACTTTACAATTACGTCAGCAGACGGTGCTGGTGATACAGCTATGTATACAGTTAGAGACGAAGTAAATGATTTTACTAAATTACCTTACTACGCACCAATAGGAACTATTATGAAAGTGACTGGTGACCAAGGTGAAACAGATCAAGAATATTATGTAGCTTTTGAAGGTAATGGTGTTTGGTCAGAAACAATTGCACCTGGAACTAAAACATCTCTTGATGCATCAACAATGCCACATGCAATAGTTAGAGAAACAAATGGTTCGTTTACTTATGCTCCATTAACTTGGACAAATAGATCAAGTGGGGATAGTGATACAAACCCAGACCCAACTTTTGTAGGTAAAACAGTTAATAATATTTCTTTTTATAAAAATAGAATGATTTTATTAGCAGATGAAAATATAGTATTTTCTGAAGCAGGAGCTTATTACAATTTCTTTTCAACTTCAGTAGCAGCTCAATTAGATACGGATCCAATTGATTTAGCTGCAAGTTCAAATGAAGTTAGTATATTAAAACATGTAATTCCATATAATGAAGAATTACTTTGTTTTTCAGATAGAGCTCAATTTAAAATAGAAGCTCCAGATACAGGTTATTCACCATCGACTACAGGTATAACTTTATCAACAAGATTTCAACATGACCCTAAAGTTGAGCCAGTAGGTGCAGGTAATTATATTTATTTTACTCAAGCTAAAGGTGCAAGTACAGCAGTACAAGAATATTTTGTAGAACCAGATACTTCAAATAATGATGCTGCAGATGTAACAGTTGGAGTACCAACTTTAATACCAACTAATTGTCATAAATTAATTTCAAATACTATTGAAGATACAATTTTAGCTTTAGTTGATGATGGTGTTGATAGTAATTTAGCACCTTACACAGCTTCAAGTAATGTAGCACCTACCAATGCAGACCGAATATATGTTTATAAATACTTTTGGAATGCAAGTGAAAAAGTACAAAGTGCTTGGTCATACTGGGAATTTACAGGTGTACAAATTATTAGTGCAATAACTTATGAGTCAAGTGTTTATATATTAGCAAACGAAAGACAAAATTGTAAATTATATAAACTTGATTTAAGAAATTTAGAAGATGATACTTTAGGTATAAATATTTATTTAGATCAAAGAGTTAAACTAAATGGAAGTTATGACTCTGGAACTGGGCTTACAACATTTACAATGCCATATACAGTTAATACAGGTTTACAATGTATAAATGCAACTGATGGCGCAGATATAAGTATTAATAGTCAATCTGGAACAACAGTTACTGTAAAAGGTAATGTTGCATCAGCTTATTTAGGATTTAACTTTCAAACTTTATATACATTATCAACACAATATTTAAGAGAACCAGGTAAACAAGGTGGTTTAACTGCTTTAACAAGTGGAAGATTACAAGTTAGAACTATGAGTTTTGACTATGTTAATACTGGTTTCTTTCAAGCAACAGTTTCGCATAATAATAGAACAGATAAAACTTATTCATTTAACGGCTATATTATTGATAACTCAACTTCTATTATTGGTAATCCAGTTATTACTACAGGTACATTTAGAATACCTGTGCAAGCACAAAATACACAACACTCTGTAACATTAAAAACTTCTTCTTATTTACCAGCTAATATTGTTGGTGCGGAAATGGAAGGGTTTTATTACAGAAGATCTGCACGTGCGTAATGCAGTACCGTTTGTTCGCAAAGCTATACTAGAAGACGCAATAGTATTAGCACAACATATTAGAAAATTAGATAAGTTAGAAATTAAATATTCGCATAATATATCACCTATAGGTGCTTTGATGTTAGCATTTGAAACACCTAATAATCTAAATTATTCAATTGTAGATGATGATGGTTATGTTTATGCAATGTTTGGTGTAAGTGATTGTTTAAAAACTAAAGGTCATGGAGTTATTTGGTTACTTTGTTCTGAAGAACTTAAAAAATTTCCAAGACGTTTTTATACAGAAAGTAAGTATTGGTTAGATATATTGCAACAAGACTATGAAGTTATTTATAATTATGTTTATGAAAAAAATTGGTTGTCTTTAAAATGGTTGCAACTATGTGGTTTTAAACCAATCAAAAAAGTTAAAGTCGGACTTAAAAATAAAAATTTTATATTAATCTCAAGGGAAAGAAAAAATATCAATGTGTAATCCAATGGCATTAGCAATAGGTAACTTTGCTATTCAAACAGTTGCAGCAAAAGCTGAATACGATGACGCTAAAAATAGAGCGCGTATACAAAAAGAAAATAATGATAAAGCTAGAAAGTCATCTCAAATAGCTTATTTATCAGACTTAGGTAAGTTAGATGTTGAACAACAACAAAAACAAAAAGAAATTGCTATAGCTAAAGAAGCGAAAGAAACAGAATTAATTAAGAAACAAAGTGAAGGTTATTTAGCAGGACTTGAAAAAGGAAATGCAAATATAAATGCTGTATTAAGAGACATTGGTTACGAGTTCCAACCTGAGTTCTTAAATCAGAAAGCA